ATTAGTCGACTAAGTCTGATAAGGCCAGCCTAGCTCGATGTCGGCGTTCCAGGCATCGTCGGTAAGCGGGATCTGCTTAATCTGGTCCTTTAGTAGCTGCTTTAGTTGCGGCAAGGGCAGGTCTAGTTCTTTTGCTTTTACAGCAACATTCGTCTGGCCTTTGTAGAGAAGGCCCAGGGCTTCTTCGATTTCCGGGGTCATCACCAGACGCGGTAGTTTGTTGCGCCGATGTTTTCGGGTTTAGCCAGGTTGAATACTTGTAGGCATAGGTAGCCCAGAGCATCGAAAGCATGGTCAACACCGAGGTTTTTGTTAGGTAGGCCCGTTCCAGGGGCGTAGGTGAGGGTGCGGAGGGATTTGATCAACTCTTTGCAGCGGGGGTGGATAAACAGGCGGCGGGTGTTTGTGGCATCGAGGAGGGCGGTGTTGACGCAGGTGATCTTGTCGCGGATCTTCCAGGGGGCGCGTGGGGTGGAAACGGTGAAGCCGGATTTGCGGAGGATGCTGTGGTCCGTCGTTCCAACGCCCTGGGTTTTGCGGGCGCCGCCGGTGGGGTCGGGGCAGCTGATGATGCGGCGGTCTACGCCGTAGCGGTTTTGGACCTCTTCGCAGAAGTCCCAGGTGGTTGCGCCGCCGGTCATGATGATTTCGTCAAAGACCCAGAGAACATCGCCCTTCTTGACGGCGCAGATGCCGGACATGGGGTCCACGTTGAAGTCGACGCCCAGAAGGAGGGGGAGGACAGGAAGGTCTTGGACGTCCTTCGAGATGTTGGCGTCGGCGAAGCTGACTGCGACGAGGCCGCTTAGGTTCTCGAACGACGCTTCGAATTCCTGGCGGAAAGTGCGCGCATCAAGTTGAGCTCTTGCAGCCGCAACCTCCTCCGGGGGTACGTTTCCGCCCTCAATCGTTGTGAAGCACCAGCGAGCCCACTCTCCGGTCTTGTCCTCGGGGACGTAACACCACATGTCGTAGAACCAGCTGGCGGTTCCGTCGGGGGTGCTGATGAAGAGCGCCCAGCCTTGTTTGTCGGCGAGGGCGGGACGGATGACCTCGAACCAGACACTGGTGTCCATGAACGCCGCCTCGTCAAGAACAACGCCCGCCAGAGAGCGGCCACGAAGCGCCATGGCGTTTTCCGTGCCCTTGAGTTCGATCGTCGAGTCATTGACAAGTTCGATCTTGAGGTCGGTTTCATTTTTAGCGCGAATGTATTGGGGTGGGATGATCTTTTTTATCGTTTTCCAGGCAATGTCCTTTGCCATGCGGTACGTCGGGGCGCAGTAAAAGAACGTTTCGCCCGGACGATTGATTGCTTTGAGGAATAATTCGATGCAGGCCAGGTATGACTTGCCAAAGCGGCGGCCTGCAACAAGGACTCGGAAGCGTTTGTTGCTGTTGAAAACTTCGGATTGGGCGTGTCTGAGGCTTAAATCAAGCGTTTTCGGCATCTTCTGTCTCGGTTACATCGATTGCGGGTAGTTGCGTTGGTTCCGTCCCAGCGATGGGGGCTGGGGGTTCGACGCGGACGCGGATTTCGGGCAGCATGTCGTTGCTTTGAGGCTCGTCACAGCCCACTTGGCGTGCCAGTGAGTCCAAAACTTGGGCGGCGGTGTTCATTTGGCCGCGACGCATGGCTGCGTTGAAGACTTTTTGGCGCAGAGCGAAGATTCGGGCGCCCATTGTCTCGCGTTCGCGGGCGAAATCTTCGTCGTTCAGCTTTGCAACCTCGCGCCAGTCGCGCCAGGCAGTTTCTTCGCTGACTTGCTCTTTTTTGGCGTGATCGAGAACCAGTTGTTTGGCAGTTAGGCCCTCCAGCTGGCGCATATAGAGGCGTTTGACCCGTTCGGCTTTTAAATAGCCCTTGCGGGTGATTTTTGGAGCGTGTTTGTTTTCTTTCTCATCTGGCCCCACAGGGGCGGCATTGTCTTCCAAAAGATTCACAGAATCCTGCTTTAAAAATAACAACGTTCCAAGCAGCTTACTGTCGTTTTTTAAAAACGGGTACCTGTAATACAGAGCAAATAAGTTGAACCCCTGCCCCCAAATATCACAGTAAAGATCTTTAGCCGTGTGTCAGTAGGTTCCCTATATCCGTTTATGCGGAGGTGAGCGCTGAACCTTACCCCCTGGCGGCCATAGGGGGTGCTTATCAGTCGCTGCGTTCTCATTAGTGACAGCGATATTAAGAATGCTTATCGGATCCGGGTAACTGCGCAGACCCTAGCAGTGGTGGGGGCTTGGGTCTACACAGTAACAGCCGGGTGTCAGTGGATGAGGCAGGCCGCAGTGCGTCAGCGGCCATAGACCGTAAGAAGACACTCCTCTTTGGTGGCCTCGGTGTTGATGCAACGGCGTATCGCCGCTTCGTTTTGTGTCTGGAAAATGGAACCCGCAGCAGTGATACAGAACAGGAACACAGACAGGCAGGCTGTGACGCGGAAGGCGTCATATGTAGCAGTGTCGACGGTGCGAACGGTCATGATGGAAACCTTGGGATTGGTGAGCAGTGGTCTGCTCTTATGAACTACATTAGACCATAGGGGCAGATTCCGCAAGTCTCGCGCCAATTTTTTTAGATTTGTTGCCGTGCGCACGGAATGCCACCACTGCGCTGCGGTCTGCTTTGGTGCACAGCCGGCACCTGTCGCAGTTGGTGTCGCCGGTCTGCGCGGGGCAGGTAACGAAGCGTACGCCGTCAGCATCGTGCCAGGCCGTGCGGGTGTCGTCAGCAGGAACCACCACAACAGAGGGGAACCCGCGCTGATGCATCATGCTCGCCCGTTCCTCAGAATCACACGACAGGTTGACCGTAAAGCCTGCTTTGTTCTGCCGGTCCACCACAGCCAAATTGTGTTCGGTCTGCCGGTGATGCGTGTAGGTGAAGGGAACCATGCCATGGTGTTCAAAGATCCCGCGCATGAGATCCACCACGTTCCCCAGAATCTCACCGGTGCTAGGTAGCTGCGGTAGATCCCCAGCCGTGTTCACCCGTAGCAACGTGCCAGGTTTAAGCTTTGCCGCGCGGAATTGATCAGACAGGCCTAACCAGCCGGCGACATGCTCGGGTTTTTCGGATTGATCCAGCCGGCGCCAGTGGATGGCTTCCGGTCCACCTGCCGCGTAGCAGCCACCGCCATTGTTGAACGGGCAGGTGCTAGGGCAGGTGTTGGAACTGCTGCGGATCGTGGCAATTGGGCCAGTCTTCCGGTTGCTGCTTTTAGGTGTGAGCTGAAATTTTGTGATCATGGTAGGTGCGACAGTCGCCGCTAGAACCTGCCGACACAATGGCCGCAAACGTGCCACGCGTCAAGCGAATTTAAATCAGCGAATCTTATGCGACAGATAAGCCGCGCCAATCAATCAGCCCGGCCAATCCGTGCTAGGTGTTCAGTCCGTCCTCTCCAAAGCAGAACAGGAAACCTCCGCCGTGCTCAACCGACCCAAGGACTGCCAGGTTCTCCCACTTGTTGGGTAGCTCACGCTTAACCAGCGCCATGGCGGCCACGTAGTGCGACCCATGGCGTGAATGCTCGTGAGCGTAGGCCATTTGAATGCATTTTTGAATGCCCTTGCAGCTCGCCACGATGGACGCGCCACGAGTATCAGTAGCCGGCACCTTGCGAGTCTGAATGGCCACCATGAATGGCAATCGATCCAAGGTGTCTGCCACCTCCTGATAGGTGTCGCTTTGGCTGATGTATGGGCGACCCATGAATGCTCGGTTAGTGACTTGCATCAGACCAGCCCCACAAGAGACAGCCATGAATCGGGATGGTCGGGCTCGACATCCGTACCATCCGGTGTGGGGCAGACACTGTCGATTGTCCACTCCTGGAACTCATCAATGGTCGGGATCGGCAACCACTGGCCGCCCCACCACATCTTGAGAATGCCGTGCGGATCTTCCTTAACGCTGCGGATCACGTCGCCAGTCATCTTGATTGGTGTCTCCGTGCCAGGGATGGTGGCGCGGGATTTACCGTTGAGCAGCACGCGGCTGAACTTGCAAAGCCGCTTACCTTCGGGTGTGCGGTCACCGCTCCACCAGATCGTGGGATTGATTGGAAGTTGTTCTGCCATGGTTTCGGCTATGAGAACTCACACAGTAGAAACGATGAACCGGCCAGCCGTCAAGCACTGATAAACCACGGTGATCGTTCCAGCCCGACTGATAAGCGTTAGGCAGTTTTCCACAAATTAACTGGCCTTTTTTGCGTTTTCGCTTATTGTGCTGCAGTACATCGCAAACCATTGATGTCCATTTTCAGCACCACAGAAATCAAAAAACGCTCCAAGGCAGAGCAGCGAGAGATCGAACGAGCGGAGAAGCGTAATTACAGGGACTTGCGCTACGCAGCCCTGCGCTTTCCCCTGACTGAAGACGACTGGCGGGTGATGCTGACGCTCCACGCCAAATACGGAAAAGAGGGTGGCCGTGAAATGGCCTACCGCATCATCCCCGACATGGTGCTCTGCCAGGAGCGCATCCCTGGCGGCACCACAATCCCCGACGACCTATGGGAACAGTGGAAGCCGGAAGCCGTTGCACGCACCAGCACCCGCAAGGTGCGCAGCGATGCGGGGAGGGCTCGTAAGTGAAGCGCCGTGTTTTTGCTGTTCGTGTTGACGAACCAACCCCACAAATCGTGGACGATATTGCGCGGGAGCTTGGCTGCCTGCGGATAACGGGCCACGGTGTGCTCCAGGGTGCTGCCGGGGTGATGCTTGATCGCATCGCACGCGGTGAACTCAAAGTTGTGAAGGTGGATCAATGAAACTCAAACGCACCAGAAAAGAACGCACTTGTAAGGAGTGCGGAGCCCGCATCGCTAAGGGTGACCTTTATGGTCAACGCACCATCTCAATAAGCGGCCACGAATCAATCAACGGCGGTCGGGATTGGTACGCAACACGCATCAGCGCTAAGCGAGACATTTGTGAGAGCTGCGCTCAGGCAGCAGCATCAGCGAAGTAGGCCTCGCAACGATCCAGGAATCTTCCCTCACTCCCCCGGAGCTCGAGGGAGGATAACTGGCGTACCTGTGGGGCACCGGTGCGGCGAGCGATGACGATGAACGCACCAACCGGCTGAATACCCGTGAGACTCTTGAGACCCAAACTGTACGCACCAGTCTGATCGATATAGCTCTGGATCATCTCCTCGCTTCTTTCGCGGGCGGAGGTTTTCCAATCGACTATGAATGGCCCTTTCCCTTGAATGTCGATTAGGGCGTCACACGTTCCAGCAAAGCCTGCATCGTGATGAATGGAAAATTCGATGCTATGAATGGCCGTTACGTTGTCTGCGATCCACCCGCGAAGTCCTCGGGCATAGCCAGCAGCGCTCCAGGGAACTCTGGGAGCTCCTTGAATGGCTCTTTCGATTCCCCAGCGGGTGATTGAGCCGGGGCAACGTTCCAAGCCGTCTGCAGAGGCTTTCCAGCAGTTCCGCTTATTTGCGGTTTGGCGGGCGAGTTTTGCGCCGGTTTTCAGGATGTACTCGGCGTGGTTGTGGGCGAGCGTTCCACGGGTGGCTGCGGTGTCGCGGTCCTGCTCACTTCCCGGTCGTGCCAGCCAACGTTCCAGGTTCTTTCTCTGTTGTTCTGGGGCCGTTTCTTTCAGGATGTGGGTTACTGAATGGAAAATTTCTCCCTCGGCGTTTCTGTAAACGCGGTGGGGGCCTGAGTCATCACGTACCAGCGAGGATTTGCGGAGTTT